ACTGGTTCAACCGGCCTGTGTCACTGCAGGGCCAATGGTTGCCGCAAGTTGCTTGGGATGAATGTCACGTGTCAAGGATTATTCCTGACGGTGCTGATGTTGTTCTAGCCCTTGACGGTTCGTTCAGTGGTGACTCGACTGCGCTGATCGCTGTTGAACTTTCTGACTTCCCACATATTGTGGTTGCTGGTCATTGGGAGCAGCCCCCCGGTTCTGTTGGTTGGCGTGCCCCGATCCTTGACGTTGAAGATATGATCCGGCAGTGCTGCATCCGTTGGCGTGTCGCTGAGATAACTGCTGACCCTCACTTGTGGGCTAGGTCTCTCGAGGTTCTCGCGGATGAAGGTTTACCTGTCACGGAGTTTCCGCAGTCGCCTAGTCGGATGACGCCAGCAACGAAACGTTTCACAGATATGGTTCTGACCCGCCAGTTAACTCACGACGGTAACCCTGCACTGACTAGGCATATAAGCAACGCTGTGCTGTCACAAGACTCACGCGGTACTCGTATCCGTAAGGAAACGAAGTCAAGTGTTCGACGTATTGACCTTGCGGTTGCTGCAGTGATGGGCGTAGAGCGTGCTGTCACTCGAGTGGCTGTTCCTGATAATCCTGTGCCTATGGCTTTCTTCTAGGAGTGAACGTGGCTGGTATTTTGCAACTGCTCGGATTCGGTTCGTTCAATGCTGGTGTGTTCTTGTTCAATGTTCCTGCCGGGTTTGTTTCTCTTGGTTTGTCCTTTGTCCTGATTGGTGTTGCTTTGGAGCGCGCAAATGCTGAATAACCTTTTCGAGAAGCGCGCTATTACTTTTCAGAAACTGTTTGAGATGGGTGAACCGATCCCGTCTGGTACTCGTTCTGGTGTCACCATTTCTGAGCAGAACAGTCTGACCATTGCCCCTGTGTATGCGGCTATCCGTTTGATCAGTGACGTGATTTCTACCCTGCCAGTGGATACGTTCTACCGTTTCGATGGTGAGCGCAGACCGTACCGACCGAAGCCGCGCTGGGTGGATAACCCTGAACCTGACAAGTCCTATCAGCGTGTTGACCATTACCAGACCCTTCTGGTGTCACTGCTTGTTGACGGTAACTCTTTCACGCGCAAGATTTACAACGCGCAGGGTGACATCGTTGCGTTGACTGTGTTGGACCCGCAGCGTGTCATCGTTCGGCGTAACAGCATGGGCCGCATTGAGTTCAGTGTGGACAACGGCAAGTTTATTCTCACTGAAGATGAAGTCATTCATATCACGGAGATGCGTAAGCCCGGTGCGCTGCGTGGCGTGTCACGGATCAACGAACTACGGGAAACACTTGGTCTGACGAAGGCGCTCGAGTTATTTAGCGCGCAGTTCTTCGGCGGCGGTTCCAGCACACAGGGCGTCATCGAGGTTCCTTACGAACTGACGAAGGAACAAGCCGGCGCGCTGCAAGACGGTTGGGAACAAGGACACAAAGGCTGGCGGAAAGCACACCGGCCCGGCATCCTCTCAGGTGGCGCAAAGTTCATGAAAACTTCCGTGGACCCTGAAGAAGCACAGATGCTTGAGTCACGGCGTTTCAGTCTCGAGGAGATTTGCCGGATCTTCCGCATCCCCCCGTTCTTGCTGCAGTCCACTGAACCGGGTTCAATGTCTTACGCGTCAGCTGAGGAAAACAACCGGGCGTTCATTTCTTACACGCTGCTGCCGTACATTGCGAAAATTGAAACCGCTTATTCAACGATGCTTCCGGGTGAAGCGTTCTTAAAGATCAACGTTGATGGTTTGCTGCGCGCTAACTTGACTGAACGATATGCCGCCTATTCGACTGGTATTCAGTCTGGTTTCTTGTCGATCAATGACGTGCACCGGCTTGAGGATATGCGCGCGGTTGATGGTGGAGAAGTTTACCGTGTGCCGTTGGCTAACGTGTCTCTGGATGCCGCGAATATCGCTGAGATGGATAAGCGTATTCTTATGGCGCAGCGTCTGATAGTTGTTGGTTTTGCACCTGAGGCTGTGCTCACTGCAATGAACCTTCCGGCCATTCCTCACACTGGTTTGCCTTCTGTGCAGTTGCAGCAGGCCGCACAGTTTGAGCCGGAGAATCCTGAAGAAGCTTACCCGTTGCGCTCCCTAGATTTTGAGAACATGGGTGACGGGATCATCGACGCTATTCGTAACATGGCCGCACCAGTGGTCAACGTTGAGCCACCAGTTGTGAACGTGACCCTGCCAGAAGTTAAGCCTGTAACGCGTAGCGTGCAGCGTGACGATGACGGCAACATCATCAAAATTGTGGAGGAATAATGGCGGGTCTTTCGAGCAGTGGCCGCAACGCTTACCTGAGCGGCTTTACCAATGTGGCAGTGTTCGCATCACTGCATACTGCTGACCCGGGTACCGCTGGAACAGCTGAAGTTTCTGGCAGCCCGTACACGCGCGAAGCAATAACGTGGGGCGCTGCGTCTGCTGGGACTGTGGCCACGAGCGCGCAGATTGTGTTTGATGTGCCTGCGTCAACGATCACGTTCCTTGGCTTCTGGTCTGCGTCTACGTCGGGAACGTTTTACGGTTCGCGTGCTTTGGATACTTCGCAGACGTACACGACCACAGGAACTTACACGATTGCTTCAGGGAACTTGTCTGAGTCTGTGACCTGATCATGCCGGGTTTGTTTACTCTAAATGATGCAACGCTTGGCAAGTTGAATGAGTCACCTTTGGGTGGTGCTGGTACTGGGTTTGTGATCGGTGCAGCTTCTTCGTCGGGTTTGATTGCTGGTGTTCAGGGTTTCTCTGGCACTGTTGTTGGTTCTGTCACTGCAGCTGGATCTGTGTCTGGTTCTGTCGGTTTCTCTGGTGAAGCGTCTGGCAGTGCCACATCTTCGGGTGTGGTTGCTGGTGTTGTCGGTTACACGGGTGAGGTTTCTGGTAGCACTTCGGTATCAGGTTTGGTCACTGGTGCTGCAGGTTTCACGGGAACTGTCGAAGGGTCTACACTAACTTCCGGCACTGTCACGGGTAACGAAGGCAACACTGGCACCGTGACGGGCAATGCGGTGACCGTGGGCGCTGCCACAGGCTCACCGGGTCTGTCAGGTACTGTCACTGGTTCTAGTGTCTCTACGGGCGTTGTGATCGGTACAGGCCCGACGCCACCACCAGCACCACCACGTGTGGACGGTGGAGGAAAATGGTTCGTCCCTGAGTCAATGCGCAAACCGATGCTCACTGGTTCAGTGCGTGGTGTGTCATCTTCCACTGGTCGAGTCGTTGGGTCTATCAGTTACGGCGGCGGCACCCGTGGTGTCACCCGTTCGAGGGGCACCGTGTCTGGTGTCTTGTATTTGCATCCGACCATTGCCGATATTCGGCGCATCAGAGAAAACGAACTGCTGCTTCTGGAACTAATCTAGTTGGTGCAGTGCTACACGATAAGGACGACTGATGATCAGCAGCGGTCAATCAACTGTGGGGACTGCCACACCTGTGAAGTTGGACGGGTCGAGCGTGAACGCCACCTATCTGACAGTTCACAACAATGACAACACAAAGGTGATGTACCTTGGTGATTCGAACGTGAGCACGACGACGGGACTGAAACTGTTGAAGGAAGAAACCCTGCAATTCACTTTGAATCCCGGTGAAGGATTGTTTGCCATTAGTGCGTCAGGTAATCATGTTATTTCTTGGTTGAGGCAAACAGTCTGATGCCGTACTTCATAACTGATGAGTCAGCAGATTGCAGTGGTTGGGCGACCGTGAAGGATGACGGTGAAGTGATTGGCTGCCACACCACGAAGCAGGCTGCAGTTGATCAGATGGTTGCTGTGAGTATTGCTGAGGGTTTGGAGCCGGGTGGGGAACGTGCCCTGCCAGATAACTACCGGCCAGCACTTGCAGAGAACGTTCCTGACGGTAGGGCGTGCGGTAATTGCATGTTCTATGACGAGGACAATGTTCAAGGTGATCGTGCTTGGTGTGAGCGTTGGGATGAGTTCGTTCGCGGGGATTACTACTGCAACGCGTGGCAGCCTGACGAGGACGATGATGATGAACGCGTGGAAGCGAAGCCTGCCCCCGCGTCTGAACAGATCGAAGGATCAGACGAGAACGAACCGGGCAGCGCAGCCGGCACCGGCGGCAGCATCACAGTGTCAGACGCTACCCGAACCGCGCTACGCAACAAGGTCACTGAGCACAACGATAAAATGTCTGAGGATGACCGGCCTGATTGGACGCGTGCAACGCTAGGGCAACTGCTGGCCGTGTACCGTCGTGGCGCTGGTGCGTACTCTGCATCACACCGCCCGGGTGTTCCTCGAGCTGCGTGGGCTATGGCAAGGGTCAACGCGTACCTGTACTTGTTGCGCACTGGTAGTCCACAGAACGCTGCATACGTCACTGACAATGATTTGCTGCCTACCGATCATCCTAAGTCCACGAAGCGAAGCCTTCCGGTTGATTTGGAGATCCGCGCTACCCCGCCGGGATACATGCAGGCGGCTGCTGAGCGTGGCCTTGAGTTACGCGCTGAAGGTTTCGCTGGTGACGGCGTAACCGATAAGACGGTGCGTGAAGCACGCGCAATGGCTGACGGCGTGATCTCAGATGACAAGATCATTCGCGCTTTCGCTTGGTCGCAGCGTCACGCTGTTGACCTTGAAGCACCACAGAACCGTGACCCGAACAACGATGACTTCCCCGGTGCAGGCGCTGTCGCGCACTATCTTTGGGGCATTAACCCGACTGACCCGCGTCCAGCTATCCGTTGGCTTGAGCGTGAATCTAATCGTCTGCAAGGAAGGACCACCATGAGTGATGTTGAGATCCGCACGTTCAACACGGAACTGACTGAGGTACGTGCTGAAGGTGCTGGCAATGGAATGACCTTCGGCGGTTTCGCGTGGCGCTACGGCGAACCTTCTCTGCCGCTGCCGTTCACTGAGCGTATCGCTCCCGGTGCGTTCACTCGCACACTGAAATCAAAGAACGATATCCGCGCATATTACAATCACAATGATGAACTGCTCCTTGGTTCTAGTCGCGCTAAGACTCTACGCATTGACGACCGCGCTGATGGTGGTTACGTTGAGATCGACCTCCCAGAAACTGAGCTCGGGAGATCAACCGCTTATCACATCAGAGTTGGTAATATCACCGGCATGAGTTTTGGATTTTCTACTGTCCGTGATGCGTGGTCAGGTGACGGTGCAGAACGCACATTGAATGAGGTCAGGTTGCATGAGGTGTCTGTTGTTAGTGGTGTACCCGCGTACCCGACCACTACTGCAAGTGTGCGCAATATCCGTGTTATTGCTAAGCGCAGTGACATTGATGCTGACATCCTTAGTGACGCGATCAGCGCGCTAGAAGCCGGAGACCTGAACGACGATCAGGCTAACCTGCTCCGCACTGTTGTAGACCGCGCCACTGGTGTTGTTGTTGATGACCCCACAGCACCAATGTCAATCCTCAAGGACAAGCTCAGCCTGTATGAGAAGTTCTTGAGCCTTTAAGTTTTCGGGACAGCGGAGCCGCTGACCGATCTGCGCGACGGAGCCGGAGCGCAACACAATGAAACAAACCCCCTCCAAATTAAGGAAATAGAATGTCGTACTTGCAGCGTCTAGTTGACGCACAGAACCACGACCTTCACTCGGCCCGTTCTTTCGTTGAGCGCGCAGAGTCGGAGAAGCGTGAAATGAGTGTTGAAGAACGTACCGCTTGGGACGCGATCAATGCTGAGATGGACAAGCGTCAGGCCCACATTGCTGAGGTTCGCGCAGATGATGCACGCACCGCTGACATTGAGGCTAGTGTCGCGTTCGCTCCTGAGGTTCGCGTCAGCGTTCCTGAGCGTCGTGAGTCGGATGCCGATATCGTGCGCAAGCTCGTTGCGGGTGATATCCGTTCGTACAACTTTGAGCGCCGCGACCTGAACACGTCTGATGATTCTTCTGTTGTCCCGCAGTCATTCTATGATGTCATTCAGGAGTCCCTCGTCACTGTCGGACCAATGCTTGACGGTTCGATTGTTACTCTGCTGAACACTGCTTCCGGTGAGGATATTAAGGTTCCGGTTGAGTCAACTCGTCCCGCAGCAACTGCAATCGCTGAGGGCACTAGCATCAGTGAACTTGATCCGACCTTCTCTAGCATCACGTTGAAGTCGCAGAAAGTTGCAGTGCTCACCAAGATCAGCCGTGAGTTGATGCAGGATTCCGGCATCGACATCATGGGCTACCTTGGTCGCACACTCGGTACCAGCGTTGGTATCCGCGTGAACAACCTTCTCACGGTAGGCACCGGGACCACGGTCCCCAACGGTATCGTTACGGCTGCCGGTTCCGGCGTTGTTGGCGGCACTGCTGTCAGTGGCGCGTTCACCGCAGACAACCTGATTGACCTTGCCCATTCTGTTGATGGCGCATACGTCCGTCTTGGTGGCGCGTTCATGATGCGTCGTACCAGCATTGGTGCTGTTCGCAAGTTGAAGGACACCGCTGGTAACTACCTGTTCGCTCCGGCTGCAACTGTCGGTTCACCTGACACGCTTCTTGGATTCCCGATCGTTGAGAATCCTGACGTTGCCGCTATCGCAACTAGTGCAAAGTCGGTGCTGTTCGGATACCACGGTTCATACCACGTCCGTCAGGTTGGCGGCATTGAGGTTGCACGTTCCGATGATGCTTACTTCGCATCTGACGAGATCGGTGTCCGTTTGACAATGCGCGTGTGGGGCGACCTCGGTCAATCCGCTGCGGTTAAGTACTTCATCGGGAACGCTGCATAGCGTTGCTGGTGATCTAAGGTTCCCCCGTCGTGTTTGCAGGAGCACGACGGGGGACACCCTTACACTGTTAACTTCCTGCATCCTGCACAGAAAGTTCCTGCCATGAGTCGAGCTGAGAAAAGACGCGCCAACAAGCAAGGTGTCACACCAGTGACGGGGCTTTGGGTGTCTAATGCTGCGTGGGCGCAAACCGGTTACGGTACGCAAACGAAGCAAGTTGTGAAACGGATGAACGCTGACGGTCACAGTGTTGCGGTTGCCGCTAACTACGGACTTGAAGCAACACTCAGTGAGTGGGAAGGCATTGAGCATTTCCCGCGAGGTCTTGACCCGTACTCCAATGATGTTGTTCACCCGTATTTCATGGATTGGCGTAACCAGCACCCGAACGGGAAACCGTACGTGTTCACTTTGTATGACGTGTGGGTTTTCACGCATCCCCGGTTTGATGAGATGCCTGTGGTGTCGTGGGTTCCGGTGGATCACATGCCAGTCCCGCCGAAGGTTGCAGCGTTCCTGTCGAAGGACAACGTGACCCCGGTTGCAATGAGTCAGTATGGTGCTGCACAGTTGAAACGTTTAGACATTGAACATTTCTACATCCCGCACGCCATTGAGACTGACGTGATGAAGCCGACTGCTTCAGTTGTGGATGATGCGAACCGGCACCGTACCGGGCGTGAAATCATGGGTCTCGACAAGGACCAGTTCATTATTGGGATCGTGAACGCTAACAAAGGAAGTCACCCTGTTCGTAAGGCGTTCGCTGAACAGTTGCTTGCGTGTTCTATTTTCATGCAAGATAAGCCTGACGCGGTTGTGTATTTGCACACGGAGCGCAGCGCTGGTATGCAGGGAATAGATTTCAATACTTTGATTCAGGCTGTTGGTTTGACACCTGAACAGTTCAAGTTCGTGAACCAGTATCAGTCGCGCATTGGTATCCCTGATCATGTTATGGCAGCGATATTCACGGGACTAGATGTGTTGCTTGCCCCGACGTATGGGGAAGGTTTCGGGCTTACTGTCGCAGATGCTCAGGCTTGTGGCACACCAGTGATTGTATCTAATTTCAGTGCGCAGCCTGAACTGGTCGGTGATGGTTGGACTGTTGGCGGTCAACCTTTGTGGGATGCCGCACAGGGGGCTTGGTTCCAGATCCCGAACGTGCAAGAAATCGTGAAAGCTCTTGAGGCTGCTTATGAGCGCAAGGGTGAGAAGTCTGACAAGGCACGCAAGTTCATTGTTGACAATTACAACGCTGATGACGTGTATGAGAACTGTTGGCGTCCCATGCTTGAGCAGTTGCCGGATACGCGTTGATCCCCGCAATGATTGTCCCGATTCTGACTAACCCGGGACTGCTTCACACAATGATCGAATCTGTGGACTACCCCACAGCGCAGCTGATTATTGTTGACAACGGGCAGTGTGTAGACAAGTCAGCACTTCCGGTTAATGAGCACATCAGTGAAGTTCATGTGATCACAATGCCAGCGAACCTTGGTGTTGCCGGGTCATGGAATCTAGGGTTCAAGGCTGCACCGTTCGCTGATTATTGGCTGGTTGCAAACTTTGATGTTCGGTGGCCTGACGGTGCGTTGGAACGTTTTGATTCGCAGGCTTCTGCCACTAGCATAGGGTTGACTGGCATTACTCCCGCGTGGTGCGCGTTCACTATCGGTGCGAAAGTGGTTGAGCGTGTCGGTTTGTTTGACGAGTTCTTTCATCCCGCATATTTTGAGGATGACGACTATGCGCGCAGGTGCCAGCATCACGGGGTTGAAGTGACCAACACAAGTATCAACGTTCATCACACGAACAGCAGCACTGTTCACAGTGGGTACGGTGACAGGAACAATGTGACGTTCTTTGAGAACCAGCGATACTTGCAGCGCAAGGTTGAGGCTGCTGACTTCACGGAGGGTCACTGGTCTGTGGATCGTAGACGGGATCAGTCATGGGATTGACCACACTTGCCGAAGTGTATGAACGCTACTCCTATCACGTTGGTGGCGGTGACAAGGGCACAGTGCACGACTACCTGCCAACGTACGAACAACACATGACCCGGCGTGACAACGTGACCGTGTGCGAGATCGGTGTCTGGTTCGGTCACTCCATAGCAATGTGGAACGAATACTTTACTAACTCGACTGTGTACGGTCTGGACATTGATTACGGTCGGCTGCAGTTTGACTTACCTAATCTGATCACGGTGGACGCAACAAACCTTGAAGCTGTGACGGCTGCCCTTGGTGAGTTGACGTTTGACTATGTGATTGATGACGGCAGTCACAGGGTGCGGGATCAGGTTGCTTCTTTTGATGTGTTGTGGCCGCGAGTGAAACTGGGCGGCTGCTACTTCATTGAGGACATTGATGGTGATGCGGCTCTGGAAACTTTACAGAACCACATTGATCAGTTACACCTTAACTGGTGTCTGTATGACGGGCGCGGCCCTGATCGTCAGTGGGATGAGTTAATGCTGGTTGTGACTAAGTGAGTCCTGCTAGTTTACTAGCTGGGCAAGACTTCCGTTCATACCGTGATGCTCACAAGGGTGAAACGGTGTGGGTGCTGGGGTCTGGCGCTACCCTTGGTCACGTTGATTCTTCTTTCTTTGATGACAAGATTTGTGTGTGCGTGAACTATTCGGGCACCACTAAGGGGCTGCACCAGTTCTACACCGTGTCAAATCACTATGACGATTCGGCTGCTATCGCTGACGCTCGTCCTGATCTGCCGGTTGTGACTAGCGCAGTTGAGCAGATGCCTGATGGTTGGGTAACGAATCTGGAACTGACACAGGCAAACATTGTGAAAGTCCCCACAGTGTTGCAGTCCTATGGTGGTTACAGTGTGGCTCAGCATTGGCCGGAAGATCCTGACCTGTTCACGATTGGACCAACGAGCGCTCACCTTGCTTTGCATTGGGCTGCGTACCTTGGTGCTGCGCACATCATGCTGGCTGGTATTGACTGCGGTGAGTTGTCTGGCGTTGCACGAATGGGTGATTATCCGACGAATCCTGACGGTTCTGCCGGGCATTTGCATTTTCAACTGTGGGAAAAAACTTTGCAAGATATTGCTGCCCGATTGCGGCGGGACGGGATCAGTGTTCATTCTTTGAATCCGTTTGTGTCTCTCGCGCTCGAGGGTCACACATTCCGCAATGACTGAGAACTAGGAGCATCATGGCAATCGTTAACGGATACGCCACACTCAATGAGGTGAAGGCGGCTGCGCGTATCGGCACAGCTGACACGATGGATGATTCTTTGCTGGAAATGGCAACTGAAACAGCATCTCGAATCATTGACGGTTACTGTGAACGGCGCTTCTTCACTGCCGGTACTGAGGTCCGATTCTACACACCTGAATCTTCTTACATCTGCAACGTTGACGACATTGCCGGGACTGCGATCACCATTGAAACCTCAAGCGGCATTGACGGTATCTATGATGAAACGTGGACCACGGCTGACTATCAGGCTGAACCGTTGAACCGTACCGCGTCAGGTCTTGCGTTCCCTGTCACACGGTTCAGGGCAATCAACGATTACCTATTCCCCACGGATTACCAGAAGGAAACCGCTGTGAAGGTGACTGCGGTGTTTGGTTTCGCTACGGCTGTCCCGACGCAGATCCGGCAGGCAACTGTCCTGCTGGCGCTCAGAAATTTTTCCAGACTGCAAAGCCCGCTCGGCGTTGCAGGATTCGGGGATATGGGCGCTGTTCGAGTTTCTAGGGTTGATCCTGACGTTATGTCAATCCTGATGCCGTTCCGTAAGCAATCCCCCGGTGTCGCATGACCAGCATCACTGAGCTGCGTACCGGTATCGCCACGAACCTTGGATCTATCACTGGGTTGCGTAACAGTGCCACGATCCCTGACGACCCGAAGCCACCTATCGCTGTGGTGCAACCTAACTCTATTCAGTTTGATACTTCGTTTGGTCGCGGTCTGGACACGTATGAGTTCACGGTCACTGTGATCGTTGGCCGCGTGGATGACCGTACCGCACAGAATACACTTGACGGGTTCTGCAATCCTTCGGGGGCGCTGTCCGTTAAGACCGCTATTGAGCGAGATAAGACTCTCGCAGGGAAAGCACAATCCTTGCGAGTAACTGAGATGCGTAACTATACCAGCATCCAAGTATCTGAAAACACATATCTGGCAGCCGAGTTTATCGTGACTGTCTACGCATAAGGAGAATCATGGCAAAGACTGTTCTGCTTGACCCGGTGATTGTTTTCGCCGGTTCGACGGTAACCACCTCTTGCGCGTCGGTGACGATTAGCGTTGAGGCTGACGACGTAGAAACCACAGCTTTCGGTGGGTCAGGGTTCCGTACACGTATTGGCGGTTTGAAATCTGGCACTGTTGATTTTGAGTTCCATCAGGACTATGCATCGGGAAGCATTGACGGTTTGATCTTCCCGCTGCTTGGTGGCACTGCTGCCGTTTCGGTAAAGCCCGGCGGCACCGCTGCAACTTCAGCATCCAATCCGCTCTATTCCTTCGACGTGCTTGTGACTTCTTACAATCCCGTTGATGGTGCCGTGGGCGATCTCAATACAACCAGCGTGTCCTTCCCGATCACTGGTGTCATTACCCGCGCAACCGCGTGACCATAACCCTCTGACCTGCATAGGAGAATCCTGCAATGATGCGCATTGATCTGAAAGTTGAATACGCTGACGGGTCGGGTGTCGAAACTACGGCGACGGCACCCGACCTGATCGCGTTCGAACGTCACTATGACAAGTCAATGGCTGTGTTCGGTACGGATACCCGCATTGAATACATTCTCTGGTTGACGTGGCACGCATTGAATCGTAAGAAGGAAACAGCGCTCGAGTTTGATCCGTGGGTTGAAACGGTGGATTCGGTGACTGCTGGTGATTCGGGGGAATAGTTCCGCTAGGTGAGCAGTCAGGTCATTGGCTTGTCACTCATCTAGCGTATGAGTTCCGTCTGGCCCCGGATGTTGTGGAGCGGCAGTCGCCTAGGCAGCTCGCAACAATGGTCCGGTATTTGCGTTGGAGGGCTGTCCAGTCCCGTAAGCAATAAGGAAGCCTTATGCCTTTTCTGATGAACATTGCAACGCCTGAGATTGGCGCGTTCATAAACAGGCTTGAGAAGTTTGACAAGGACGTTTCTAAGGAATTGAAGCAGGAGATGCGCAAAGCGTCTGGCCGGGTTGCTAATGAATCGCGCAGCCTGATTTCGGCTATGGGTGATCCGTTGTCTAACTGGGCTGGTTATTCATGGGTTGAGCAGGACCGGGCAGATGGGCGCAACTTGCAGTTCAACATGTCTGCAGTGAAACGCGGGTACAAGGTGAAAACCAATAGGCACCGGAAGTCTGGTATCACAACGGCGTTCGGTCAGAGTGTTGTGCAGACCAGTGCTGCTGGTGCCATTCTTGAATTGGCTGGATCTCGCAGCAAGGGACAGTTCAACAGGAACATTATTAGTGCAAGAAATTCTCCCATCGGTAAGATCCCTCGCATACTTGGCAAGGCTTATTACAGGGTCATGCCGATTGTGGTTGTTGAGTTGCGGTCTGCGATTCGTCGAGCTGAAATGAAGGTGGGTCTGTAATGGCTGCGAAAGACGGCATCAGAGTCCACATCTACGGTGACTACGATGATAAGCAGATCAACAAAGCAATCAAGGGTCTGAACAGTCTTAAGACTAACGCTGACCAGTCTCAGTCTACGTTTGCCAAACTAGGCAAGTCTGCGATCGGTCTTGGTGCTGCGTTCGGTATTGGCTTTGCTGGTGTGAGCACCCTCGTAAATGTGTTCCGTGATTCAATAGCGGAAGCGCAAGAAGCGATCAAGGTCAATGCGGCAACGGCTCAGATCATTAAAGCAACGGGCGGCGCGGCTCAGGTTACAGCTGAGCAGGTTGCTGACTTGTCGCAAAGTTTGTCGGAGCAGATTGCTGTTGATGATGAACTGATTCAGTCGAGCGCGAACCTGATTCTGACGTTTAAGAATGTTGCCAATCAGGGGACTGGGCTTGCCGCGATTTTTGATCGTACTGTTTTGGCTGCGCAGGATTTGTCTGCTGCTGGGTTTGGTGATGCTGAGTCTGCAGCGAAGATGCTTGGTAAGGCACTGAACGATCCTAAGCTTGGTTTGACTGCTTTGAGTCGTGCCGGTGTTACGTTCACTGAGCAGCAGAAGGAACAGATCAAAACGCTGGTTGAGGGCGGTGACGTTCTCAAGGCGCAGCAGTTGATCCTTGCTGAGGTTGAGTCTCAGGTTGGTGGTGTTGCTGGTGCAACGGCCACGGGCATTGACAAGTTCAATGTGTATTTTGATAACTTGAAGGAAGAACTTGGGCTTGCGATTCTTCCGTTTATTAACGCGTTGATTAGTGGGCTTCTGCCTGCAATCCGTGGTGTTGGCGATATGGTGCGCAACACTTCGAAATTCTTTGAAGAAAATAAGACCGCGATCATTTTGACGACTGTTGCTGTTACTGCTTTCACTGTGGCACTTGCTGTGCAGCGTGCCGCATTGACTGCGAGTAGTGTTGCTTTCGGCATTAACGTGTTGGCAAGTCGGTTGTTTGTTGGCGCAATCAACATTTCTACAACTGCTATTGTGGCTATGTCTGCAGCAATGCGGTTGATTCCGTTTGTTGCTATTGCTACTGCTATCGCTGCCTTCATCATGATTCTGGATCAGGGCGCTAAGTCTCAGGAGCGGTTAAGGCGTGAGCAGGAAAATACTCTGCGCGCAACGAACGGTCTGAAGGATGCAACAGGCAACTATACAAAGGCAGCAGTTGCGCTTGGTGTGGCTACACGGTTCGCGCATTTGAGTCAGGATCGCTTGCGTGGAGCGGTGTCTGGTACTGCTGCTGCTGCTGTCGCTGCTGGTAACGCTATGGGGTCAACGTTAACCCCGAACACGTATGACGCTGGCGACGCTGCGGATAGCGCGGCCACATCGTATTATAATCTGTATGAGTCGATTTACAACGCTAACCGGATCGCTCGTGGATTTGCCAACACCTCGGGTACTGTCGCTGCCGCCATCAAGCAAGGTTTGACTGACGAGCGATTTGACCCAATTTTCTCAAATGTCGCCAATAACTATGGCAAAGTTGAAAAGGCCGCGAAGAACGCTGGCAGTTCCGCTGATGATGCAGCCGCCAAGTTCGTGAAACTCAGTAAGGTGCTGCCCGATCTTGCGGCGACTGCTGACGAGTTCGGTGTGAATTTTGCCCCTAGCCTTAAGATCCCTAACTCTGAGAAACTGATAGACCGGTTGAAGGAATCATTCACTGAGTTGAAGGATCGTCTGAATAAGGCTAAGGGTGAAGCAACTGATTTTGGTAACTCGATTGCTGACACGTTCCGTGGGTTCCTCAGTATCGCTGACGCGTCTGACGCGTTTCAGGCTAGGCAGAAGGCAGCGGTTGACGCTCTCGTTGAGTTGAACGCGTACCGGGCGACGATGACAGCTGAGTCAACTGATGATCAGAAGGCTAAGTTGCAGGAGTTGGCTGACGCCCACAACCGCGCTGATGTTGCTGCAAGGACTGGTGCTCAGTCGATTGTTGCTGAGTTCATGGCGCAGGCTGAGGAGTTCGGCAAGTTCGGTGAGAAGATGCGCCGGCTGCTTGCTGCTGGTTTGAATAAGACTACGTTCACGCAGATCATGAGTATGGGTGCTGAGCGTGGCGGTGATGTTGCTGACGCGTATTTGAATGGGAACACTGCTGAGTTGGTGGCTCAGACGAATAACACGGTGAAAGCGTATGACGATCTGGCCACTACGATTGGTGACCAGTCTGCGCAGACGTTCTATGCTGCTGGTATCTCTGCTGCTGTTGCTATCCTTCAGGCGTTCAGTAAGGCAATGGGCAAGGATGGTTCTACCCGTAAGGGTTTGAAGGCGATCATTGCTGATTTGCAGGATGATATGCAGATCAATGTGAAGGTGAATATCCCGAATGTTCCTTCGTTCTCGTCTGCTGCTGCTGCCCCGGTGCAGTCTGCTGGTGCTGCTGCTGCTGCTTCTGGTGGTTTTGACTTTGGTCCGATCACTGGGATTCCGAACATTCCTGCTGGTGGCTTTGACTTGTCGGGCATTGGTGGAATACAACCGTTCGCTAATGGTGGGCTTGTGAAAGGTCCAATGCTTGGGTTGGTTGGTGAGGCTGGACCGGAACTGATCGTGCCCCTAGACCGCCTCAATGGGGCGCGCAGCGGCAGCGTGATCAACGTGACTGTCAATGCCGGTATGGGGACTGATGGTGCGCAGGTTGGTGAACAAATCGTTTCCGCGTTGCGCGCATACGAGCGGCGTAACGGAGCGCTACCGATCACGGTCGCGTCGTGAGGCCAACAGTTCGGATAGCGTTTGACCTGAACCTTGCTGGTGCCGGTGACTTCTTCACCCTTGACGATACTGTGAAAGGTATCCTTGGTGGTGGCACTGTCACTGGTGCGTTCACTCTTGCTGGTGATGTGCTCACGGATGTGTCTGACGATGTGCGGTCGGTGTCTATTCGTAGGGGTAGGCCGCGTGAGTTGCAGGCGTTCACTGCTGGTCAGGCGTCTGTGGTGTTGGATAACCGGACGCGTTTGTATGACCCGACGGCGGGGACAGCGGTCAGTCCTTATGGTCCTTCGATCCTGCCGCGTAAGGCGCTCAGTATTGAACTTGGTGGGCAACCTGTCTATAACGGGCAGGTTGAGGACATTGACCTGAATTACAGCTTGTCGGGTGATTCGGTGACAACGTTCAAAGCGTCGGACGGTTTCACGTTGTTGTCTGGTGTGAATCTTGCCCCCGGTACTGGTGTCCCTCAAGGGTCAGGTGCCCGGGTTACTGCAGTGTTGGATGAAGTTAACTGGCCTACGGGTAAGCGGTTCATTGATACTGGTGTTGCATCGTTGGGTGCTGACGCTATCGGTGAGAACACTGCTGCGCTTGCGTATTTGCAGACTGTTGAGGCGTCTGAGGCTGGATTCCTTTTCATTGGTAAGGATGGTTCGTTCACGTTCCGGGAGCGTACTTCGTCACAGGTTACCCCGGTGATTGAGTTCGCTGATGACCTGTCTGGCCTGCCTTATTCTGATATTGAAATTGAGTATGGCACTGAGGCTTTGTTCACTCAGGTGAACGTTGAGTACCTGTCTGGTACTGCAACTGTGGGGACTGCTTCGGCGGCGTCTATCGCGCAGCAAGCCAATTATGGTGTCACTGAGTTGACAGTGAAAACGTTGCTCGATGGTGTCGGTGAAGCTGACGATCTGGCTGACTTTTATTTGTTCCGCTATTCGGTGCCAACGTTGCGGGTTACTTCGCTGACGGTTGATGCTGAGGCGTTGACTGGTTCACAGCAGGGGGAACTGGTTGGGGTTGAGCTTGGTGACGGTGCCCTGATCACGTTCACACCGAACGGGATCGGTGACCCGATTGTCAGGACCGTGGTCATTGACTCAATTGAGCACAGTATCAGTCCGGGTAAGCACACTGTGAAGTTGAGTTTTTCTGACAATCTTGTTGGGTTTATTCTTGATGAGTCGTTGCTTGATTCTGGTCGGCTTGGGTTCTAGGAGGTAATTGTGGCGGGTGCTGGGTTTAAGTCGTTCACTGCTGGTGAGGTGTTGACGGCTTCCGATACGAACACTTACATTATGGAGCAGCAGGTGTGCGTGTTTGGTGGTACTGCTGCGCGTGGTTCCGCGATCACTTCTCCTTCGCATGGGCAGTTTGTGTTTCTTACTGATTCTGATTCGCTCGAATTCTTCGATGGTTCTGATTGGGTGGCGCTCTGATGGTTGCTGGTGGGTTCAAGACGTTCACGGCTGGTGAGGTTCTGACGGCGGCTGACACTAATGATTACCTGATGCAGGGTGTTCTTGTGTTTGCGAGTGATGCTGCGCGTGGTTCTGCGGTTGCATCCCCAGTGCATGGTCAGGTGTCGTTTCTGACGGACACTGACACCCTTGAGTTTTATGATGGGTCTGATTGGACTGAGATCAGTGGTGGTCTTGGTGGTGCCGCGATCACTGACACACCCACGGGCAACTACACCAGTGGCGGGGTGACGTACGATTTTTGGACTTTCAATTCTTCTTCGTCGATCACGGTGAACACTGCGGGTCTGGCGGACATTCTTGTGGTCGGTGGCGGTGGCGGTGGCGGGATTCACGGTGGCGCGGGTGGCGGTGGTTACATCTCGTCATCAGGTATATACCTAAGTGCGGGCACAGTGACTATCACGGTGGGCGCTGGTGGTACTGGTGGTGGTGTTGGTGCTGGCTCTGGTGGTCTTGGTAGCAACTCTTTGTTTGGTCAAACCGGTGCCGCTGGTGGCGGCGGTGGAAACGTGGGTCTTGGCGGTTCTGGCGGTGGCGGTAACGACAGCAGCGCAGCAGGTTCTCAATCTGTCAAAAACAAGTTTAGTGTTTCGTCAGCGGGTGCTGGTGAGAATGGTGGAACCGCTGGTTCGTCTAGCGGTGGCGGTGGTGGTGGTGCTTCTGCCGTGGGCGCAAATGCTTCTGGTGGTAACGGTGGTGCTGGTGGTGCTGGAACATCTAGTTCAATAACAGGTTCAGCAACAGATCGCGCTGGTGGTGGTGGAGCCGGTCC